AAGAACGTTCAAAGTCTGTACCTACAGATTCTAGGTTTGCTTCGTATTGGTTCTTCTTCTCGTAATAAGCCTGCATATCAGCAGCAGTCTGTACTTCACGAAGGAAGTCAGATACTGTCTTGTTCTTACGAAGACCCATATCAGTCATAGTCTTGTAAGCATCCCAAGAATAACCGTTCTTGTGAGGAATCAAGAAGGCTGCGCCTTGTTTGTTTTCCTTAAAGAGTTCTTGGTTACTGTCTACAAAGTCACCTGATTCAACCGCGTAGCGGAAGTAAGCAGTGGTAGAACGATCTGATTCAGAGATAGTAAATGGGATCTGATCTGGGTAATACTTAACCCATTCAGCCATTGCCTTGTCATAATCACCGGTTTTGTCCAGTAACCCGTACCAAGTTTGCTTAAAGTTTGCTTCACCATTATTACGCACCCAGTCCTGCATATCAGACTTTAATTGAATTGAAGGTGAGGCAGGAGCTACAAAACCGTAGACAACACGCAAGCCTAGAATAGACATTGTAGTATTCTTTAATTTAATACGGTAATCTTCTAGTTCTTTTGCTGTAAATGGAATTGGTGTTCCATCTGGATTAAACTTTTGTTCTAATCCGTGACCAGATGCTTCGAGATAAGTCATAGACTTACGCATAGCGCTGGCATATTGACCATCACGTTCGTCTTTATTCATAGCTGAATAGATACGGTTAACGTGTGCTGGCAAGAACGCTGAAACCATTGGTTGATCTTCTGCGTACTTACCTAAAAATGTAGTTGTTATGCGGTCAGCAGCGCTAGGACTAAAAATGTCTACTAGATTTGCTGCCACTTTAACTGATATTCCAGATAATGGACCAGCAAGTGTAGGAATTGCTGAGTCTGGGTTCAAAGATGGAGTAAGCATTTTAATACTAGCGCCAAATTGCACCGGAAGCGGTACCTTAAACTCTGCTGGCACACCTAAAGCGACCATTGCGGTCTGAACTGCCTTGTAAACATACTGGGTTCCAGGGTAAACAAAGTATGGTTCACCTTGATCGTCGTGTTGAATCCAACCTGAATGTGTAATTCCTTCATAAGTAAGGGAAGCACGAGCAATTGACTCTGGGTTGTAGCGTACTACGCGGTAAACGCGACGATAGAAGTCTTCAGTAGCACGATAGAAGCGTGCAAAGTTGCGACCACTGAAAGCAAGTTGGCTTTGGACTAATGGATTATCAACAAATGCCAGTGTCTGTTGTGCAGCACGTTCTTCAATAATTTCTGCTAGGTCCTTTTGTGCTCTTGCTTCAGCTTTAATAAGAGCTTTCTCGTCTATAATGCCACGCTTGTAAGAGTTAATAAAGGCTACATCAAAACCAGTCTTCTTAAACTCTTTGCGAATCTTAATCATTTCTTGTAGAACCATAGGTTCACGTGAGAAACGTGCGTTAGCGTTGCCTAGCCAGTCCCAACCCCACTCCATAACAGAACTGGCGTAGTTACCGGTATCAGATACTGCTACTAATTGTGGACCAAGGATATATTCTGGTACATCATCTATAGCGTTTGGCAAATCATCTAGTGAAATCTCACCAGTAATCTTGTAAGTACCAGTTTCTGGATCATACTTGCGCACCTTATCCAGTAGATTAACGTTGATTGTTTTGCCATCACGCTTAACAAATAGTTGTTTAGCGGCATCGTAGATACGCTGAGCGTGTTCTTCTTTGCTAATTCCATTTTCTTCTAAGCGGAAAGACTTAACTAGTTTCTCGTTGTCTTTATCATTAAGCCAATTAAAGAGTTTTGCAACTGCTGTTTTCTCGTCATTAAGATTAGCAACAGCGATACCACCTAACTTATCGTTAGAGTAGTAACCAATACGCATAGCCCAAGCAACTTCAGATTCTGTACTAGCCAATGGCGCCATACGAGTCATACCGCGTGCGCCTTTAGCACGTGAAATGTTTGTAGGAAGGTTATACTTTAATTCTTCTGTACGAACTTTGTTCTTGCGAGAAAAGTTTAATGTACGGGTGTAAGAGTCAACTCCGGTAAAGGAGTTCTTGCCACCTTCGACTACATCCATTAAGGCATTGTCAAGATCGCCGTGCTTAATCTGTTCAGCAAGTGCTTCACGATCAGCAGCAGTAAATTTACCTAGACCAGTCTTGCTATAAAACCTGGCCATCTTGCCTTCATTAAGAGCGTTGGCCATAATCTCGCGGATCTTGGTAACATCTCCTTCAGCTGCTTCAATAGCAGCGCCGTAAGTCTTGGCTTCTTTACGATTAACAAAACGTAGAACTCCGCCCAAAGGATTAGCTGCTATTTTATCAACTCTGGATAAACCTGCTTCCATCTGCTGCGCTGTACGCAAACGAGACGAAAGCATACGTGCTTTTACCAAGCCAAATGGTGATTCACCAATTGCTAAGTGAACCATTAAGTCTTCAGATGCGTTACGAATTGCATAACGTGGACCAGCAAGAGTAGCAAATGACCACATACTGGTCATCTTATCTACCCAACCAGAATGTGCCACACCTAATAGTTTCATAATGAGACCTGATCGAGCTGATGCTCGGTCAATGTCACGAACACTAAGTGTAGTTACAAAGTCAGACATATCTGAAAGGATAAGACCAACTTGTTCACCACTAGGAAGTGCTGCTGGGTTGTATTCAACACCATTTCTAATTTCAGTTAAAGCAAAGTTAGGTTTTGTCTTACCTTGTAAAGCGCGAGCAATTGGCTGGCCTTCGGCAGTTACATTAAGTCCACGAATATCAGCAATAGTTGATTGTAGACCATAGAAGATTTCTTTCTTCAAACCCACTTCAGCATCATCAAATGTTTGAGCAATTAACTTGGCATCATTACGCGGAAGTACTAAGCGTGCGTACTGGTAAACCTTCTTGGTCGAATCAGCAGCAGTGACATCCATAGTGGCGTTGTCAAAGATAGGAATTCTTTCAAACTTAGCCTTAAAACGATCAATCCGGTACTGGATTTGAGCCATAGAAAAACGCGCCCAGCCTTTAGTATCGTACTGAGGTTTAATCTTGCTAACAATTGCTTCGCGGTTTCCTATTAAAGTTTCTTTAATACCATCATCGGTAGCTGCGCCACCAAAAAATAGGTTATCTACAAACTTGGAACCCATAAAGTCAATGTCAAATACTTTGTTAGCAGTAGTTACAGTAGCAATGCGAGCCTTACGCAGTGGGTCAAGACGTGGAATCATCACACGCTTGCGACCAATCTGACCTTTCATCATTTCTTTAGTCTGGTTTGCGTTTAAGAAAAAGGCCTTAGCGGTATTAGCATCTTTAATAGGTGTGTCAATGTTAATAAAAGACTTAATAACTGCGTCACCAAATTCAGGCGCTGTAATTTCTAATTGACGCTTAGCAGCAACAGCTGCTGCTTTATCTCCAGAGGCAACTGCTTCACGGTACTTTGTAAGTTGAGCGCCGTATGTATTCCAAAAGTTTACTACTGGAGTTTTAGTAAATACATCGTCAACTTTATTACCACCAACCACTACATCTAATGAGTATCTTAGAATATCTACTGATTTTTTGATTTTACCAATAGCAAGTAATGGATCTGCGTACACGCGATAGGCAGCATCAACTGCGCCAGAGATCGCCTTGTACATAAAACCATTTTTAATTAAATCACCAGGAGTAAGCGAGTCAACTATGTTGGCCGCAAATCTGCCTGGAGAATACTTAGCAGCGCTTACTGTATCTAGCGCATCGTTCCAAAGAGTATCTTTGTTTTGTTGTACTAAAGCGGCAAGTTGCTTTTCAGCATCTGTACCATTAGCCATAATGTCGCTTAGTTTGTCTCCTTTAGAAACACGCATAGCAAGACTGATTCGATCAGTACCGTATTGCTTTCTAGCCTTTTCAATACGATTAGGACTAAATACATTATTGCCTTTATCGTTAGCAATATCCCAAGCATTACCGGCCCCAACTAATGGGACACCTTGATCTAAAGCAACAAGACCAGTACGTGCTACACGAGTAGCAAGATCAGATCCTTCTTGAGCAATACTAAATAATCCACCAATACTGTAATGCCAAGCAGTGCCAAGCCAACCACGATTAGGTTTAGTCGCTGGATTTTCGGTGCCTGCTAAATTAGTTAGAGCTGTTTTTTGGGCTGGAGTCTTAGAGGCATAAGCCTGGACAGCAACATTAGATGGAAGATTGGAAAGTTCACGGTGTGAGGCAAGAGTCTTACTAAGATCTTGCATTGCTTTCTTTTCAGCAGCCGTTAAATTAGCTGCGTTAGCAGCAGCATTTAGATCAGCCAATTAGTCCCCCCGCGCAACTGCTTGCTGGTAAAGGACTGCAATAGTGCCATCTGTATCAAATGGAAGCATCTTTGCCAAAATATCGGAAGTCTTTTCTGTGGACTTAGCCATCATTAAAGCGTTAGAACCAACGCCTGCACCCATATCAATACCAGAAGTTACTGCTTCGCCTGGGCGTGAAGATGGATCATATAAACCTGTTACTGGCGCCATTGCAGCGTCGCGTACTTCAGCGGCTGGCATTGGGCGTTGATCTGGAGTTGTTGAAAGAGGCGCACCTGACTTAATTGCTGCGGTGTCTACGCCTTCGCCGTATGCAGTAGATCCCATTTGTAGATTATCTGTGCGAACAGCGTATTTGCCAGGACCTGAAACGCCGGCTATTGGGTTCATTGGTTCAGCCATCTGTTTCTTCTCCTAACTTTTCTAAATCTGCGGACATATCTTCCCAAGCGCGGATAGTTTCCGTCTTTTGGTTAGAATGGTAAATGGATAGTTCCATTAGTTCACCTGTCATAGCTTCAAATGTTTGGGCTATGTTGTGAATAAAACCTGTAAGTATTACTAGAAAATCAGAAAGGCGCACTGGGCGAGGAATCTTATCGTTGCTCACCCAGTACACCTCCTATAAAAAATTTATCCTTTTTTAACTGCATTTCCCTTGCGTCCTGCTGGCATCATTGATGGTACTACCTTGCCTGGTCCTGCTGGCTTAGAAGTATCTTTCTTGCCTTCAACTGGCATTGACATAGGTGCTGCTGCACGTGATCCTTTATTCATATTACACCTCCTCCTTTTTTATGCGGCGCCGGTAATACCAGCTAGTAGTTGGGCTATATCGGGTTTTTGACCAGCAGCAGGGGCCATACCGCCTTGTGGATTTGGAGGTTGCTGCGAGGCAGGGGCGGAGGCCGCACCTGCTGCTGGAATCTGTTCTGCGCCAGGCATACCTGGCATCTGTGGTGGCATCATTGGTTCTGGTGCTGGGGCTGGTGTAAATGCTTTTTCGATAATGTTTTCTAGTGCTTGGCCCTTTTGCCGACCTTGGATAACAGTTGCGATACGGCTGATAATCTCGGAAGGGTCTTGCCCCTGCGCCGCGAGAGCCGGAATCGCCTGAGCATACTGTGCAACAGCAACACGCAGAGAATCACGCATTTCTTCAATATCAACACGTTGTTCCTCCTGAGTAACATTTAGATCCATAGGGATTTCACGACGTACATAGTCACGAGAAACAAGTTTGTCTGAACGCATTTGTAGTAAAGCAATGATGGCACGGTTAGGGTCCATACCAGACATAATTCCATAGCGTACATCTACGCCATACTCGCCTTTAATATCACGAGATGGACTGTATTTAAGTACATAAGGTGTGCCGTCATCGGTTCCCTTAATAGTCTTAGGGATTCCACCGAAGATTTGTTCATCTGCTTCAAAGCAAAGTGAGGCAAGCTCGGTAAACAATCTAGCAAACTGTGCTTGTGCTGCCTTGATCTGTGTATCAAAGCCAGCTTGTAGCGCTTGAACTCCACGACCTGTAACTACTGAGGCATCAATGTTACCTGAACGTGACTCTGGGTATCTAGCACCCATACGAAGTTCACGTTCTAATACGCCGGATTCAGTAAATACTCCAGCGGGTAGTTCTAATGGAACACGGCGGATGCCTTGCGGATTAGCAGAACGCATAATGGCATCAGGGCCGAGGGCAAGTTCCTGAACATCTTGTGGAATAGCAATAGGTGCTTGGATAGATTTTTCTGCTGCTTGGATCTGAAGGATTGCAAAGCGAGCACGAGCAAGCTGAACGGAGAGCACATCATCGAACTGACCGCGTGCTTCGCCATCTAAAGATGAGCGCATCACGGTACGTGCCATAGACTTACCAAGAACGTTAGGAGTACGTGATAGTACTAGGTTCTTTCGTTCTGGTAAGTAAAGCAAGTCTTGATCTTTGTCGTGGTATTTAACCATTGACACATAAGGAGAACCTAGTTGGTAGTTGTTTCTACCAAGGATTTGTTCGTAGAACTCTGGATACTGGGCAGCTAATGATTCAGCATCGCTGATAATAACCTGAGTCAAAGATAAGGTGCGACCATAGCGATCTAACTCTGGGTAAGTTCCAAATGGATTAAGCATACGGATACGTGGGTTGTTGTCATCGTAATCCATCTCAACCATACCGATACACATACCATAGGTGTTATACCAGTCTGCTGCGGTATACATCTGTAGCTGTAGATCAGAGTTTGAAACATAGAAGTTAGCAATACGAGTTCTAGTATCTGCAGCTTTACGTGCAGCATCTGAAACCATATTAGTTGCTGAACAGTTAAAGGATGGCAGTGGTGCCATTGCTTCTGCTAAGTCACGCGCTGCTACGTCAATGAAGTTTGCAACCAGAGGCTTTGGATAGTCCTCTGAAAACATTGAAGGAAATACCTTGGAGATATCTCCT